TCGCCATCGGCTTCATCGCCTGCGCCGCCCTGTACACCTTCTTCCCCGCGCTGGCCGTGTATCCGAGTCAGTGGCTGCGCGATGCGTGGGCGCGGCTGTACAAATGATCGCCCTCGCCCTGCTGATCCTGCTGGCCATCGTCTGCGGGTATAGCTGGGTCGCGTACCGGATCAAGACAAGCGCGCCCGATATCTCCCCGACGGTGCCGAAACCTCGTGACGAATGACGAGCTGACCGACCAGGCTGCGGCGGACTTGATTCGCTGCTACGTCAAGCAAGGCGTTCTTGCCATGCTGGTCCGCACGCGCGGCACCGAGGTCAGCATCATCTGCCCGGACGCCGATCGCGTATTCATGGCAGGCATGCTTCGGGCGGCAGCGCAGTCACTGGACGAGCCGGCGAGCAAGCGGATGAACTGACATGAGCCGGACGCGTCGCGCTGAGCCGCCCTGTCATTGGATGCGGTGGCCGCGCAACAAGCGGGCCAAGCGTGAGCTAGAGGCAAGCGCCGAAGCCATGAGCGCGGAAGGCTTGACGATCCACCAGACACGCAACACAACGCCGCCCGACGATTGGGACGATCTGCCGATCAGCTATACGCGGGGGCAGGCTTGGGCGAGGAAACGTAAATGAGCACCTTTCGGCGGATGTGGCGCCTTTTCAGCAACCCCCTCACTCGTAATGCGCTCATAGCGCAGTGCGAGGCGGCCAGATATACCAGGGTCCTTCGAGCAAGGCTCGGCGGATTCTGGAATTGCCAATACGACACAAAGGTACAGGGCAAGCCGCATTACAGCCTGATCGCGTGTGGGCTTGATGACTTCCCGCTAAGCGAGGGATGGCAGGTTCGCCGCCCGTACTCACTTGGGTCGTCGATCAAATGAATGATGCTCCGCGCTTGGGTGCTAACCCCGTCTCTAACACGGGTAATGTCAGTTCGATTCTGACCGGGGCCGCCACCTCCCATACCGTCGCCCTGATCCGCATGGGCGAGGATGGCAGCATCACATACGGCGGCGAACCCGCTGACATTCTCCGGCTGATTGAGTGCGTCACTACATGACCCCAGCAACCTACGCCGGACTCAGGTAGAGGTGGCCCTAGTGCTAACTCGCATCCGCAATGCCTTCCGCGCCCTGTTCGCCCGCAACCCTTCGATCACGGTCGAGGTAACGGCGATACATGGAGCTGCCAGTGGAAGCACATGACGCCCGAGGATGCCGAAAGGATCACGCGCGACGTGGCGGATACGATCGCTAGCCGGGAGTTCGCGCAGTTGCCGTGTGGCGTGACGGTGCATTAAATACAGGGCGAGACGCCCGCAGGTGAGCCGAGATGGCGCTAACGATCAAGCAAGAGGCGTTTTGCCAGAAGTACATCGAAACGGGGAACGCAAGCGAGGCGTATCGGTAGGCTTACGACGCCAGCGGCATGAAACCCGCTACAGTTAACAAGCGCTCCAACGAGCTATTCGCAAACGGGGCGATAACGGGGCGCATCGCCGAACTTCGCGGGGTGGTACAGCAGACGCACGGCGTCACGGTGGCGAGCCTGATCGCTGAGCTGGAAGAGGCTCGGCACGTCGCCATGAAGCGTGAGTCCGGCTCCGCGATGGTCTAGGCCACGATGGGGAAGGCCAAGTTAGCGGGGCTTGACCGCGAGCCCGACCTGCACGCGGACGATCTGCCGAGCGTCATATCACAGCTGATCGCCAAACTGCCGGGATGATTACTGGCAACCTACCGCTAGACCGGCAACTGGCGCGCTGGTATCCGCTCATTGACCACAGTGTGCAGCTCGCGCTTGTTGACGCGGTCAGTCACGGCATCCGGTTCCCGCTGGTACCTGCTGGCCGGCGTAGCGGAAAGACGGAGCGATTCAAGCGGTTCGTGGTGCACCAGGCTAATGCCGTGCCGGGGCCGTACTTCGCTGCCGCACCGACCCACGATCAAGCCAAGAAGATATTTTGGGACGATCTGAAGGCGTTCTCGCTATCAAGCACGCATCCCCGCAGGCCGTCTGAGTCTGACCGCATCATCTACATGCCAAATGGCAGCGAGATCCATGTGATCGGGCTGGATAAACCGCAGCGCATCGAGGGTGTGCCGTGGAAGGGCGGCGGCATTGATGAATTCGCCGATATCAAGTCAACGGCATGGGAGGCGAACATCCTTCCCGCGCTTAACACGGTCAACCCGCTCGACCCAGATTACCGCGCATGGTGCTGGCTGCTGGGGGTGCCGGACGGCCTGAATCACTACTACGACCTGTGCATGCGGGCAGAGTCGGGAGCCGATCCCAACTTCCGCGTGTTCCACTGGAAGTCTGCGGAGATTCTTCCGGCTGACGTTATTGATTCAATGCGCCAGGCCATGTCGGCCAAGCAGTTCAAGCAAGAGTTTGAAGCCAGCTTCGAGACGGCGACAGGCCGCATCTACGAGGATTACGGCAAGCACAACACGACGACGGCGACTATCGAGCCACACGAACAGCTGATGTGGATGCACGATCAGAACTTTACGCCGCTGTCATCGGCGGTGGGCGTGAGGCGGAATGATGGCAAAGACCTGTACCTGCTGGATGAAATTGTGCTGACCAGCGCGGTATCGAAGCAGTCCGCTACGGAGTTCGTCGAGAAGTTCAAGAATCACCAGAACAAGCACGTCTTGATCTATGGCGACCCGGCTGGCAGGGCTGGTGAGAAGCACGGCCACGCGTCCGACTACACCGATATTGAGGGTGTGCTGAAAGAGCATCACTGGACGTACACGCGCAAGGTTCGGCCAGCGCATCCGGCGATCAAGGACAGGCAGAACGCGGTTCGCGCCAAGATACTGACGGCATCGGGCGCGACTAGCTTGTTCGTGAATCCGGTCACTGCGCCGTGGTGTCACAAGGGCTTGAGTACCGTCCAACTGAAGGATGGCTCATCGTTTCAGGAAGATCAGACCAATCAGTACCAGCACATCACTACCGCCATCGGCTATTGCGTCGATGTGGAGTGGCCGGTAGTGAAGCCAGTCCGCGCCAGCATCCAACCATTGAGAATCTAACGCATGGAAATCTACGCCCGCTCCACGATTGTAGAGTCCATGTGGCCGCAGTGGAGCATGATCGAGTGCCTTCGCATGGGCACGCAGGCCATGCGCGATGCCGGAACCGCCTATCTGCCGCAGTGGCCGATGGAGGATGCCGAGAGCTACCGTTTCCGCGTCTAGACTTCGTTCCTGTTCAACGGGTTTGAGCAGACCGTGGAGAGCTTGAGCGGCCGACCGTTTGCTGAGCCGATCAAGGTTAACGAGAACGTCCCGACGTCAATTGCCTCGCAGCTCGACGATGTAGACATGGAGGGCCGCAACCTTCACGCCTTCGCGCGGGACGTGTTCCGTACCGGCGTGGCAAAGGGGCACAGCTTCATCCTGGTGGACTTCCCGACTACCACGGGGGCTGCAACCTAGGCTGACCTGAAGATCGCCAACGCACGCCCCTACATGACGCACATCGACCCGATGCAAGTGCTGTACTGGGAGGCTGAGCGCATTGACGGCGTGATGACGCTGACTGAGGTCCGCATCTGGGAGTTGCAGGAACATCAAGCCGGCCTGTTTAGCTCGCTTCCCGTGCTTCAGGTGCGCGTGCTGAAGCGCGACGTGTTCGAGGTGTGGCAGCCGGTCGAAGTGGAAAACGCGGGCAAGAAAGAGTCCGTCTGGCAGGTTGTCGAAACCGGCGTCAACACGCTGGGCAAGATCCCGCTGGTGCCGTTCTACGCGCTGCGCACCGGGTTCATGCAGAGCCGTCCGCCGCTGCTCGATCTGGCTTACATGAACGTGGAGCATTGGCAGTCGTCCAGCGATCAGCGGTCGATCCTGCATACCGCGCGCGTGCCGTTGCTTACGGTCACGACGGACGACACCTAGTTTCAGATGACGGTCGGTAGCAAGTCGGCGATTCGCCTGCCGGTCGGTGCCAGCGCGCAATGGGTCGAAACCACGGGCAATGCCATCGGCGCAGGCCGGCAGGACTTGCTTGACCTGGAAGAGCGCATGCAAATGCTTGGCGCCGAGTTGATCCAGAAGAAAACCGGGCGGACGTCGGCCACGCAGGCGCAATTGCTGAGCAACCAGTCCGAGTCGAAGCTTGGCGCGATGGCATAGGGCTTGGAAGATGCGATCAACATGGCGCTGTGGGTGTGGGCGCAGTGGATCGGCGAATCGGATGGCGGCTCGGTCGAGGTCTATCAGGACTTCGGCATCGACGCAGCAGACGGCACGACCGAAGCCACGCTGCTACAGGCTGCGGTCGCCGGCAAGCTGAGCGATGAGACGTTCTTCAACGAGCTGCAGCGTCGCGGCACGATCAATTCCGACCTGAGCTATGAGGAAGAACTGGCGCGCAAGGAGGCGCAGGGGCCGGCGCTTGGATTGCTTGGCGGCGGCATCGGCGATCCCCTGGGTAACAGTGGCGCAGGCAATTAGGGCCAGCCGTAATGGCGACCATGCAGCTGCATCGCGGCGACTGCCTTAACCTGATGGCGTCGATTCCTGACGCATCGGTGGACATGATTTTCTGCGACCTGCCGTATGGCACGACGGCGTGCAAGTGGGACACGGTGATTCCGTTCGAGCCGCTGTGGGCGCAGTACCGCAGGATTGCGAAGCGGAATGCGGCCATTGTGCTGACGGCGAGCCAGCCGTTTACGTCTGCGCTGGTGATGAGCCAGCCGCGCATGTTTCGGCATGAGTGGGTATGGAAGAAGAATTGCGGCTCCAATTTCGCCAACCTGAAGCACGCGCCTTTCAAGGAGCATGAGTCTGTGCTGGTGTTTTCGGAGGCTGCGCCAGCCTTCTATCCGGTACGGCAGGAGCGGAGCGCGGCCGGCAGGGCAATGGTGCTGTCGCGGTCATACGCCAGTCGGACTGGCGGCGAATACATCAACGGGGCATTGTCGGTAGATACCGCCAAGCGCGATCCTGAGACAAGGCACCCGAGCAGCGTTCAGCTATTCGCCCGAGAGGTCGGATTCCACCCCACACAAAAGCCTATCGCCCTAATGGAGTACCTGATCCGCACCTATACCCAGGAAGGTGAAACGGTGCTGGATAACTGCATGGGCAGCGGCACAACCGGCATTGCTTGCGCCAACACGGGCCGCCAGTTCATCGGCATAGAGCGCGACGACAAGTATTTCCAGATTGCATAGGATCGCATCGCAGAAGCGCAACACCGGCTGATTTAACTATGGCGACCGCAAACGAGGCACTCCAAGACAAGGCCGTCAACCACGCGCATGATCTACAGCGGTACAGCGTAGGCGTGATTCA